TTATATGGACATTCCATTGAGCGGATTTAACGCTACAGCATCATGTAAAAAGTCTGGCGCAAAATGCGCGTAAATCATGGTCTGCTGTATCGTTGAGTGCCCGAGTATCCTCTGCAATGTAATAATGTTACCCCCATTCATCATAAAATGTGTGGCGAATGTGTGCCTAAACACATGTACTGCCTGACCATCGGGGAGGTCTGGCTTCATCCGGCGGAGCACATTTCGAACGTTCTTATAATCTGGGCTATACAACAGGCCAGTAGCCTTGATTTTCACCTGACTAACCAACTCGGCCGACAGAGGAATTGTGCGGCGTTTACCGTTCTTCGTCTTCATGAACGTTAACATGTTGTTGATGATGTGCTCACCCTTCAAACTAGCAACCTCGCCCCAGCGCCCACCAGTCGCCAAACAAATTAATACAGCTTTACGGTCATCACCATCGAGCAGATCAAGAAGAGTGCAGATTTCCTCTTTTGCAAGGAAAGCCATTTCTGATTCAGGTTCTTTAAACTGCTTTATGTCCTTAAACGGATGCTGTGAGTGATACTCCTCAGCATCAATTAGCTTAGTAAACATTCCGCTTAAAATCGCATGGTGGCGATTAACGCTAGAAGCTTTCAGCCCTTGATTCAGCATATGGACTCGGTAATCTAAGATAGCTTTCCTCGTTAACTGATCCGCTCTGGATACTCCCATTTCAGCTAGTTTCGCAATGATTGCCTTTAACCGGCCGTGCTCTATCTCCCCTCTGATGTGACTCTTGCCGTGATACACCCACCAACGGTCTAATAACGCCGTCAATTTACGGCGATCTGCTGGCTTTTCGACCCATTCTTTGTTGTGAAAATTAACCAATATGTGACGTTCAAAAATTGACGCCTCGCCTTTGGTTTCAAACTTCCGCCGGATCCGTTTTCCCTCGGCTCCCTGCGGTCTGACGTCCACTTCATAACGACCATCATCGAGCTTCTTAATCGACATAAGACAGCCCTCCGACGCATTCGTCTTGGAAACAAATTGTGAAAATGTATTCTTTATAAACAGTTAGCCATTCTTTTGGCCGGATTGGGGTGATGTTGTTGAGTCTTGCCCAAAGTGTGCGAGAACCGGTGCAATTTGACCGGCCTCGGGATTGATCTCATCGAACATGAACCAATCCCGATACTTACGGAATTGAGGATGTTGGAAAATTTTGATAGTGGCTTCTAAGCCAGGCTTGCTGCGACCTTGTTCATATTGGAAGAATGAACCATGAGGAATTCCAGTTAATTCAGCCATTTGACGCTGAGTTAGACGCTCTGATTCACGGATGAGTTTTATCTTCTCTGCTATCGATATTGACACTTGCATTTAATCTCACTATCTTGTGTGTAAATTCAATGCAGCCATGTATAGCTAGGCTGGTTCTAAGTGGTTCTACATAGAAAGTATGTAAACCTACGCGGAGGATAGCAAATGCGTAACGAAGCTAAAACCATTACTCAGGAAGATGCGGCCGACATGGATGAAAGCGCGAAGAAGCGCGCTATCAGCCTCTCAATGCAACCTTCCACACTGTTGTCGAAAGAGGGTTTTGCTCTTTATGTCGGTAAGACTCCGGCGGCCATCGTTGCTATGGCCAAGGCTGGAAAACTCCCAGCGTTTTATATGGCAGACCCATTGAAGCCGGGAAGCAATGCGGAGCTGTGGATTAACAGGAAAGAATGGGACAAGTACGCCGACCAACTGGTTGAGGAAGCCGCTGAAGAGTGGCACGGATGGAAAGACCGCATCAGCACCAGCAAACCGGGCCGGGGGCGCAGTCACAATGCAGCTTAATACAATGAGCCAGCGACCTATCTCAATCGCTCCGATGCTCTGGAACCATCAGACCGGCCGCGTGCTTGATATCACTATCACCCATGGCAAGGGCCGGAAAGGTATCGTCATTCGTACCCGTCGGGCTACCCGTTGGATCTCCTCCATCAAATCAGCACTGCGAGGCTTTTCAAAATGACAGCTATCACAGCCGGTATTGTTCGCAACCAGCCCGCCGGGCTGCGTGCTTTAGTCGGGGAACGCCTTGCTGCTCCTCGCTGGAAAAGCACCTGTAATTTTTACAATCAGATGATGGAGCGTGAGCGCCTGACGGTCTGTTTTCACGCGGACTTAAAGCAGCGCCATGCTGTTATGCGACTGGAGGAAATGGGTGACTGCGAACGTGAGCGCGTTGTTTGCGCCATTGATGAGCTTCGCAGTGCCTTCGCTACCTATCGTAAACACGGCATTAGTAAGTCTGGTTTTATTGGCCGACTGACTATCAGCCAAAGGCGCACTTTATTTCTGCATGCTGGGCTAACTGAGGCTGAATATAATCAGCCCTACTGGCGTATTGATGACGAGGCTTGCACATGGCGCGAGGCTTTATTTAGAGCGTTGCGTGAGCTATTTAATTTATTTGACCATGCGCCCACTATATTAACCTCGGTTAAACCCGAAGCATATTTCCATTAATTAACTTGTTCTAAATTTAAAGGCGCTTTATTGCGTCGGGCATTCTTTTATCTGGAGTTCTCTATGCACATGTATAAAACCGTGGGCCAAGAAATGCGAAATAAGGCTGATGCGGACTCACGTAATTTTATGTTGAACAACGCACGCGTTGATGCAAGGGCCGATGCCGCTGTTAGCTTCTCATCTCACCTTGACCGCCTCGCAACACATGCCGCCGTCAATCACCTGTCTAGCGTTGAGATTATTGAACTACTGCGTCAAGAGTCGGAGAAATTTGACCATGAAGGCCGCGTGAATAGGCAGGGCTTTAATCATGGTTGAACGTCATTATGTGGAAATAAATAACGTGTTCGCCATCATGAAAATGAAGACGGGTAGTTTAATTCTGGCCGAAGTGAAAACGGATAAAGAGACAAAAGAAAAACACTACCCAACTAGAGCTATTTACGCGAGCGAGTTAAAACTGGTTGCTGACCTTATTAATCTTTCTGTGAAACGTGGTGTTTATCTTAAAACGATTACCAGCATTAGTGACGTGATGAAGGAATCGCACCGTATTGCGGAGTTGGGCCAGCAGGCACTCAATCAACTGAATAACGAATCGGAGCTATAACGATGCCGGATTTAATGGATTTGGTGCAACAGCGCCAGCAGGAGACGCTCACTGCACAAATTAAAGCGACACGGATTAAAGGCGGAGTGTCTGCGTCAATTTGCGAGGAGTGCGACCAAGCTATCCCGGCCGCGCGTCGTGCAGCTTTTCCCGGTGTGACCCGTTGCGTGTCCTGCCAGACTATCCACGAACAACAAACCAAGCATTTCAGGGGGTAATCATGCTGCGCATTCCTGTCGGTAAAGACTGGATTATCACCAGTGACGCTCATCAGTTCATTTTAAACCAGAAAAAACTGGTTAAAACCGGCAGCAAGAAGGGTGAGGTATGGCTCGACGCTGTTGGTTATTACCCGACTGTCTCGCAGTTGGTTTCCGGGCTGACGCATCACCACGTCCGTGACTCAACCGTTGCCAGTATCGCGGGTCTGGCCGCTGAAATTGAACGTATTGGTAAGCAATGTCTTGATGCTTTCAACAAACAGGCAGGGAAATAATCAGTGCTGCCGGTCGTGGAGAAAGTCGTTCATTACCACGGGACTCCAGTATGGGGTGACGCGGGAGGCGTTCATCGAATTGCGGTGGCGGGTGCTGGGGCGTTTGTGTCATATGCTCGCCCTGACCAGCTCGCAGCGTCGATTAAATTAGCGCTTTCTGTGGCTATCGATAACGGGGCTTTTTCCGCATGGAAACGCGGCCTCGCCATAGACTGGCAGCAATTTTATCAATGGCTCATTCCCCACTACCACCATCCAAAACTGACATTTTTTGTTATTCCAGATGTAGTTGAGGGGGGAGAGAAAGATAACGATATCCTAATTTCGGCATTGCCACGTTGTTTTAGAGATAAAGCGACACCTGTTTGGCACCTTCATGAATCATTACATCGTCTGGTTGAGTTATGTCGTGAGTGGCCTCGCGTTTGTTTTGGATCTTCAGGCGAGTTTGCAGCAATCAGAACCGAACGCTGGCATCGCAGGATGCAGGATGCCTTCGAGACTATCTACCTTAAGCACAATTTTAAGACCAGCGTTCACGGGTTGCGGATGCTGGATGGGCGCATACTTGGAAATTACCCCCTGGCAACTGCTGACAGCACAAATCTTGCCTGTAATGTGCCTAAGTTTCATAGCAAATACCCTGAGCTTACCAGGGCAATCAGTGAGGCTGACTACTCTAAAAAGCTTTCTGAAAGAGAACTAAAAGCGGTCATTTTGAAAACCCGCTGTGCAATTCTGAAAGGTTCTATCGAGTCTGTATATCCCCCGTCAATTGCTGAGTGGTCATCGAAAGGTTACGCGCCATCGCAACTGGAGCTAGCCATAGCATGACCGGTTACGCTTACCCATGGAATGAACCACGTCTTGCCATTGGCAAAGAAAGACCGCTTACCCGTGAGCAACACGCTCAGGGGCAAGCTGTTTTGCGTAATATCCAATCCTTGCCGCATTTCCTCAGCCTTATTTTTCTTGGCCGCCATACCTATTTACTGAAAGAGCAGGGGATCCACACCGCTAATAAATGGCTGGTGCTCCAGTTCCAACGTCGCATCTGGCCGCGTATCGAAGTCGTTAACGAAAAGAATGCGATGAACCTTAACGCGTCGCCGTGCTTTATGGCGGAGGTAGACAACTATGCGAGTCTGCCGGGGATGGATGACAAGGAGTTACGCCGCTTTGCTGACCGCGTTGCCGGTCAATTGCTGCAAAATTATGACCGCTATTGCGAGGAGTTTATCGCTGAAAATAACGGGGATAATTCACAACTAATTAGCGACAGTGTTCAGGCTGAATTCTATGGACGTATCGCGCTTATGGCACGGGCGTTTAACATTACTCCGATGCACTGGCGCAAATACCTCAAAGGTAGGCTGGACGCTACATCAGCGGTTGCCAGTTTGTCACGCCTTGTTAACTCCGAGTGGTGGGAGCGCCAGTTGAAAGCCCAGCGCACGCGCTGGCGTGAGGCGTTGCTCATTGCGGCCGGTGAAGTGAACCTAAAAAAACACCCTTACGCGAGTAAGCAGGCTATCCGTGAGGTGCAGGCCCGGCGACTCGCAAATATGGACTATCTGAAAGGGTGTGAGCTGGAGAACGTTGCTACCGGTGAGCGCGTTGACCTGATTGATAAAGTGATGGCAAGCATATCTAACCCGGAAATCCGTCGCATGGAGCTGATGAGCACCATCGCCGGAATAGAAAAATATGCCGCTAGCGAGAAGCATGTCGGCATGTTTATCACCATCACCACTCCGTCGAAATATCACCCGACCCGCGTCGTTGGCAAAGAGGGGCCCGAGAAAGTCCAGTTTAATCACAACTGGGATTTAGAGGCTTTTTCACCGAAAGACGGCCAGCGTTATCTTGTTAGTATCTGGCAAAAAATGCGCACCGCATTTAAAGATAATCGCCTGAGTGTCTACGGTATGCGTGTCGTTGAGCCGCACCATGACGGTACGCCGCACTGGCATATGATGCTTTTTTGCCAGCGTAAGCAGCGTCAGGACGTCATCGATATCATGCGCCGCTATGCCTTGAAAGAGGACGGCGACGAGCGAGGCGCGGCAAAGAACCGGTTTGAAGCCAAGCACATGAACAAGGGCGGTGCGGCGGGGTATATCGCAAAATACATCGCCAAGAATATCGACGGTTATGCGCTCGATGGCCAGATTGACCACGACACCGGCAAGCCGCTGCGCGATATGGCTGCGGCGGTGACCTCATGGGCGTCAACATGGCGCATCCCTCAGTTTAAACCCATCGGAATTCCCACCATGGGCGCTTACCGTGAATGCCGCGCCGCCTGCCTTCGTCATATCAGTCTGGCTGATTCCTTTGATGAACGAGTCGAAGCCGTGCGTGAAGCGGCCAGCGCCGGAAACTTCGCCGCCTATATGGCCGGGCAGGGTGGCGCAAATGTCCCGCGTGATGTGCAGACCGTTCGTGTGGCCCGCAAGGTGGCTGATGAGCCGAACGCGTATGACGAAGAGGTGCAAAAGGTTGTCGGCATTTTTGCGCCGCACCTTGGCGCGGGCCATATCCACGAAACCCGGTCAACAGAATGGCGCATCGTCCGCAAGGCAGTTGACGTTGATGTTAATCCTTTGACTTTAAAAAGCGCCTCTGGCGCGCCTCGGAGTCCTGTCAATAACTGTGGGGAGGTTCAGCGAGAACCTGATCCAGATATGCAGGTAGCAACGCCTGAGTATTTCACGGCGGTGATGGATTTGATTGAGAGCGGGGATGTTAGCTGGGATGATGCCGACGTCGCCAAGACGATGAGAGACGCTCTAAGACAGCAGTCACCGAAGGCTAACCACCAAGAAATCGCCCGGAATCGTAAGAAATCCCGAAATGATGCGCCATCGGCGCGTCTGACACCGGCAGAACGGGCGAGAATTCCGCAAATTAGGCTTGAGTTGGCACAACAGGGTACTACAGCAGAGCTCTGGGAACTGAAAGCATTGGTTAGAGGGGCAACGGTGATAATCGGAGATAAATCATTCCTATATACGGTACCTAATGAGTGGTTAGGTTTTCAGTTGACGAGTCTGGAAAAAAACTGTGATTAGATTTTTTTATTATGTTTTTGATTTTATTGAATTTATTTTATTTTTAGTGCTAGGGAAAATGTGGGTACTGGCGTAACGTCATGTTTTTTTATGGTTAAATGGGAAAAAACATGGCATTAGGGAGAAAAAAAATTAAAATGATCATACTTTTGTGCTGATTTGGTTGGTGCTATGACTCTACCTATCTTACACCCTCATGTGACAGATAAAATTTCCCCTGAAGCGTTAATTTTGGACGCTAGGAACCCTAGACTATTCAACGGAAAAAGCTTTAATGATAATGCTGATCCTCACGAGCTAGTTAAGGCGTTATCAGATAGTGCTGATCTTGATGAGTTAATAAAGTCTATATCTGAAAATGGATATATGTCTATTGAACCTCTAATAGTAATGAAAAGGGGTGATAAATATGTTGTGCTTGAAGGAAATAGGCGTCTAGCTGCGATAAAGCTTCTTACAGAATCTGGCTTGGCACAAAAATGCCGGGTGGTTGTTCCTAAAACTCTTTCCGAAAAAGTCACAAAGAGTTTGAAAGAAATAGCGGTCTATCTGGTGAATAATGAGTCAGAAGCTCGTGCTTTTATTGGTTTTAAACATGTCAATGGACCTCATAAGTGGGATTCATTTGCGAAGGCACAATTTGCATACAAATGGTTTATTAGTGAAAGAGACCAAGGTCTAACAATTGATGATATTACCAAGAAACTTGGTGACAGTAATAATACGGTACGTTCGATTGTTAGTGCAATGTTTGTTCTGGAGCAAGCTAAGAACCAAGAGATTTATGATATTCACAGCGATAGAGTATCACCAAAATTCTCATTCTCTCACCTATATACCGCATTAAATAGATCTGAGTATAAGGATTTTTTAGGTTTAGAAAGAGACTGGAATATAACTCTTAGTGATAACCCGGTCCCACTAGATAATCTAGGTAAGTTGAAGGATGTTTTAACAGGCTTGTATGGTTATAAAAAAGACAAAAGAGCATCGCTAATTTCATCTCAGAATCCTGACTTAAAATATTTTGGTGAAGTGCTCGCGAATGAAGCATCATATGAAGCATTTAAATCTGGTGTAGAAAGCCTTTCTGAACTGTATAAGCAGGCGGGAGACCCTTTACAGCACATAAAAGATGCTTTCTTAGAAATAAATAAACAATTGGACACGATTTCATCTGTATTAGACCGAACTGAATCATTGGACGATACCACTAAAAACTATATAGAACAGTTTAAAAAGAAAGTTTTGAAGGTTCAGTTCCAATTGACAAATGTTGAGGGATAAAATATGCAGTTGCTGCCTTATCCTGAAAGCCATCCAATTCAAGTTAAATTGGACTGGATGGAATTGACTTGCTTGTCTAATGTTTATTTCACTTTGAGAATTTCAGAATTAAGAAATATTTTAGAAAATCTTGAGTCCTTCACTTCAAATGATATTGGTGAGGAAGATGCTGAGGTTGAAAACGAAATTCAAAGGGCTCTTGAGCAATATAGGCAGAGAGAAAGCATTCTTGGTGAAAGTTATCCATTCATTTTCGATGAAGAAACTCAATGTCTCGAACTAAAAGAAAATACTGTTGAAGAGTTATCTGTTGATCAACATATATATTTATATTGCTTGTATTTTTCTCATATATCAAAATCAAGACTTTTCAGTGGGTTAGACGCCCCTACCAATGCCCACCGAGATTTGCTTCAGATCGCAGCAACAATTGGTTTGGCCGGTTTTGTTCAAGGGCATGGTGTTTCTTTTGGATGGCCAAGACCCGATAGTTCAGATTTCTATGACGCATTAACTCGAGCTGTTGAATTGATAGGTGAAGGAAAAGTTAGGCCGTTAGAAGATATAAATACCTATTTGCAATCACGGCCTCATAAGGATGCTGGTGTAGATGTCATTGGTTGGAGTGTTCACAACCCAAATGATCGGTTACCAGGGGGTAAAATTATCTATTTTGCTCAGGTAGCTAGTGGGAATAATTGGCGTTCTAAGCCTGTTAAGGATGATGTAGAGGCAATTCAGAGATATTGGTTGTCACAGCGTATATATAGAGTTATGGATGCCATCGTTATTCCTTTTGATTTTGAGAGTGATGATGAGACACTTAAAAGAGATTATGTTTCTTTAGTTGCTGATGAGTTTGGCGCAGTTCTGCATCGGTTGAGATTGCCCACGTGTTTTAAGAAAGGCATGGATTTACTTAGGGACAATCCAGAGTTACTAATTGAACGTGGGGGAGAGGTCGATGGTATTTGCCAATACGTAATATCCACTACAGCAAACTTGCAAGAAGAGGCGGCCTAATACTAGGCCGTTTTCACTTCATCGATAAAGTTGTCTTCAACGTGACTTGCTGTATCAACGGTAAATAGAGATTCTGGCATTCTTAGTCTGGAATCTGCAATAATTAACTCTTTGCCAACCTTAGCTTGATTCATTACATAACTTATCTCAACAGCTCTAGCTCCATGTTTGGAGTAGAGATCATGAACTAAAGGATGGTCATCATAAGAAATTAACCAGCGATTTGCATAGCCTGAAATATAGTCCTTTAGATCTTTGTGTTTACTGTCGTCGAAACAGAAATTTTTAGAGTATATGTTTTTCCCTTCCTTAACATAAGGCGGATCTAAATATACAAAATCTTTATCGTAGTGACTTTTTTTATCAAATCTTTTCAAAAAATCAATACAATCCTCATTGTAAACAAAAATTGAGTCTCTCATGCTGGCAATTTTTTCAAGTTTCTTAATTAAAGTGCCAACAGTGTATCGACAATCAATTTTATACTTCCCTGACTGATCTAAACCACCAATCGGGCCAGCGCTAAGGATACCAGATCGATTAGAACGATTTAGATAGAATGCACTAAATCCATATTCTAAGTTTGAATATTTCTTATCATCTGAAATACTATTTTGATAAATTTCTTTCTGCTTATGCCAGTCGCTAATGTTCGGTACGTTCTGGTATACAAGATCCAATAAATTATCGGTATTATTCAGTAATTGCTCCCAGAAGCAATATAGGGCATGGTTCTTATCATTTAGATGAATTTCTTTAACATAACCACCAAAAAGTAATGAGAGAGATGCTCCCGCACCCCCACAAAATGGTTCAATAAATCTTGCCCCATCTAACTTGTTATGAGCAAGAAAGATAGCAAGAAATGATGCAAGTTTGTCCTTGCCTCCAGGGTAACGGAATGGCGAACTGGCTCGCGGTATGTCATGAACGCCAAACAACTTACGCACGGATTTCTTGCTAAGTTGCTTGATTGCTTCATGCTCAAGAATTCGCTTATCCATACACCACCTAGTAACTAAATTTGATAAAGAATTGAGATTGTCGCATGGCAAGTAAAGTACTGCAATTCGGCGACGTAATTATAGGTTTATTATGGATGAATATTGCTCCTCCGTGAAAGAGAAATTCGTTTACACATTGTAATTCATGTAACCACATGAGGGGGGGCTTGCGGCTGCATGAAACCGCATGACGTCAAAGGGATTATCCTAACTGTCTTTTGTCCGTGCTGCTCTGGCCCCGGATGCCTCATGCAACTGCATTAAAACCGACCCATAAAGCGGGCAGGCGTGGCGGGGATAGCATTGCGCGCAGGCACGTATTTAATTATCAGAATTGACGGCATCAGCGCGGCGTGGTGGCGTTTTGATATTCTGGTTTGATTCGTGGGTGTGTGCGGTGGAGTGGGCTGTGGTGGGCGTCTGAGAGCGTTTGAGGGTGAGTATGAAAAGGCCGCCAATCAGGCGGCCGGTTTATCATTCGTCGTCGTTGTCGAGGGTGTATTTTTTAAAGCGGATGACCTCCTCGCCGATCCAGTCATTCACCTCAGTGATGCGTTGCTGTAGCGGTGTCAGCTCATTGCGGACAAACACCCTTGCGGCCTTTTCCACGTCGCCCACTGACCCGACGGTCTCCGGCTTACCGCCCATCAGTTGATAGGGGATGCGGTGGGCGTCCAGCAGGTCGGCGGCGCTGACCTTTTTGATGTTAAAGAAATCATCCTTTGTCGCCACTTCGCTGAGCGGCACAATCTTGATACCGTCGGGCTTTCCGTTCGGCGCGTAGAAGAACAGGTTTTTAAAGTTCCCCATACCTTTTGAGCTATTCATGGCGCTGCGCAACGACTCAACATCGGTGCTGTTTTGCGCAGCGTCCGTCACGTACATGATATAGCCCGCGTGTGCGCCGTTCTGGTAATACTTGCGGCGGAACAGCGTGGCGGACTCATTCAGCCAGGCTGAATTAAGCGCCGACAGATATTCCGGCATCCCATACAGTTCTTGGTTGATATCCGGCTCCAGCAAATGGAAAACGCTGTTAGCGGCGAATGGGTGCGGCTCCATGAACGATTGCACAAACCAATAAACGCCGGGTTCAACACCGCGCCGGGTGTATTTGGCCGGGGAGGTCTCCAGCTTCAATAGCTTGCCGCTCACGCTCTGGCGCTTTTCCAAAAAGGCGTTGCCGAACACCAAATAATCCAACACAAACCGGCTGAAATCTTGCTGTGATAGCAGGGGGTGCGTGATATAGGTGCTTGCTAAAATGTTGCGCTTGACATAAATCGGCGAGCTGTGGTGAACGGCGGCGCGCAGGCTTTTCGCCAGCCCGGAGAAACTGATAGGCGGTTCAATCCATTTGCCGTTACCGACGCATTCGGTGTAATCCAGAATCTCGCGGCGATCCAGAACGGCCGACGGTTCACCAAAGGTAAACGCCTGCATTTTCTGGTCAGGTTCAGCAACGGTCAGAGTCTCTTTTCCTTTGTTGCGGTTGCGATTACGTTTGCTCATCGGTTGAAGTCCAGAATGGATTTAGAGGGCTGTCCGTTGGCGGCGGTCAGGGGTTCATTTAGCAGCGCGTGCATGGTGGCCCACGCGACGTCGGCGTGACTGGCTTCCTCGCTGCGGCTCGCTTCGTAGGTCATGCCTCGGCCGCTGGCGGTCATGGTTTTGCGGATGGCCATAAACGATTTTGTGATATCGGTATAGGCGGTGTCGTATTCAAGCCGGCCGCTGCCGATAGTGTCTTTTGCCTTGAGCACCATGGCGGTCTTCACCTCGGCGCTGTAGCGGATTTCACGGGCGGCCGGGTAGAAGGCGCGCACCAACTGGAAAACGCCTTGCCCGATGCCGGTGGCATCGATGCCGATATATTCCACGTTGTATTTCGCGGTCAGTTTGCGGATGGATTCGGCCTGCGTGGCAAAGTCCATGCCTTTCCACTGGTGGCGCTCCAGTATGCGGAACTTACCGCCCGTCACCATCGGTGGGGCCAGCACCACGCACCCGGCGCTATCGCCGGAGTGCGCCGGGTCATAGCCGACCCACACCGGCCGGTCACCGAATGGCCGGTCAGCGTATGGGTTAACGTCCGTCCACTCGACCAGACTGTCGACCATGCAGCCCTGCAGCTCCTCAAACGGGAACACCGACGCGCTATCGTCGACAAATTCACACATGAACAGGTTGCGGAAATCTTCGGCGCTGTTCTCGCGCTTCAACACGTCGAGGTCAAACAGGTTACAGCCGCCGCGCAGGGCGTCTTCAATGGTGACGATTTGCCGCCATTGACCGTCATCGCACAGTTTACCGGCGGATAATGCGCTGTGGCTGATATCGATCTCGACGTGCTCGCTGGCGTTTTTTCGGCCCTTGTTAAACAGCTCGCCAGACCAGAACGGAAACGCGCCATGCCCCAGTGTTGACGGGGTGGAAAAGTAGGTTGACCGGAGGTGCTTCTGCGAGGCCATGCCGGAGGCCACTTTGCGCAGCTTTTGGAAGTTGGGGATCCAGAAGATTTCATCGACCAGCAGGTCGCCGTTATGGCTCTGCGCGGTGTTGGAATTGGTGCCGAGGAAAATCAATTTCGCGCCGTTGTTGCCGAGCACAATCGGGTCACCGGTCAGCTCAACGTCAACCCGCCGGGCAAACTGAATAATGTACTCGCGGAACACATAAGCCTGCGTTTTGCTTGCTGACAGGAATATCTGGTTATGGCCAGTTTTAAGCGCGTGCAGCAGTGACTCGCGGGAAAAATAGAAGGTTGCCCCAATCTGGCGCGATTTCAGAATATCGCGGATGCGGTGGGCCAGTCCGGCCTTGTGCCAGCCGAGCTGATAATCGAAAGACTCGTCATAAAAAATCTCTTCCAGCTTCGCAATAGCCGCGTCACTGAAATAGTTCTTTGTCGGCTTTTTGCGCTCGCCTTTGTTGCGGTTGGCAACGTTGGGGTTGAGGTCGGCTTCGTTGCCGGAATTCATGTAACGGCTGACGCGCGCAAGGCGTTCAATCTGGCGGCCTAACAGGTCAATTTCTTTGTAGTCGCTGCCCTCTTTTTTTGTCTTGAGAACGAGCTGCACCATTCGCGCCTCGATGCTGGACTCCACGCGGGAAATTGGCGCGATATCGTCCCATTTTTCCCGCTGTTTCCAGCTCTGCACCGTGGGTGCTTTCTGCTTCAACATTTCCGCGATTTGCTTCACTGAGAAACCTTGCCAGTACAGCAACGCAGCCTGTCGGCGTGGGTCGCTGAGTAACGAGGTGTCGGTCTGGATTTGCATGATATACCCTCATGTGGATGACGAGGGCAAGGCTACGCAAGCCACGACGGCCGCGCGCTAAGGTGCTGTTGTCTGGGGGATAGTCCGTCGGCAGTCGCTGGCCGTGAGGGTGGTCAGTCGGGAAACTAGCCCCGACCTTAACCACTCAGGACGATGACACATGGCAAAGAAAGTTTCGAAATGGTTCCGCATCGGTGTCGAGGGTGACACCTGTGACGGCCGCGTGATTGACGCCAATGATATCCAGCAGATGGCGGACAGTTTTGACCCGCGTGTTTATGGCTGCCGTATCAATCTGGAGCACTTTAAAGGATTGCTTCCAAACGGCGATTTTAAACGACTCGGCGACGTGGTCGAGCTAAAGGCCGAAACCATTGATGATGATTCCGTTCTCAATGGCAAGTTAGCGTTGTTTGCCAAAATGACGCCGTTGGACGAACTGGTCGCCATGGTGAAAGCAGGCCAGAAAGTTTACACCTCCATGGAAATCCGCCCGAACTTTGCCAATACCGGCAAATGCTACTTAGTCGGTCTGGCGGTCACTGATGACCCGGCCAGCCTCGGCACCGAATACCTCGAATTCTGCGCACGCGCCAAGAAAAACCCGCTGGGCGGTAAAAAAGCTGAGCCGGGTGATGTGTTCTCGGTGGCGACTGAGGTGCTGCTGGAATTTGAGGAGCTGCCTGACAGTCTTCTGACCAATCTGACCGACCGTGTAAAAGGCATGTTCAGCCGTAAACAAGCCAGCGATGACATGCGATTCAGCGATGTGCATGACGCGGTCACCGTTATCGCCGAGCAGGTGCAAACCAACGGCGACAGCGCCGAAACGCGTTTTGCTCAGCTTGAGCAGGAAATCGCAGGACTGAAAGGCGAGGTAACGGCTGGTCAGGAGCAGCTTTCCGAGCTTCAAATCACCCTCGACACCACCGAGAACCTGAGCCAACAGCGACGCCCGAAAGCCTCCGGCGGCAACGGTGAAGACAGTCTGTTGACCAACTGCTGATAACAGCCAGGGCGGGGCGCGCCGCCGTGTAGTAACCAGAATTCATCGAATCAGGAAAATGTAATGAAAAAAACGACCCGCTTTCAATTTAACGCCTATCTGAAACAGGTTGCCAAGCTGAACGGCATCACGGACGTCGGCGACGTCGGCAAAAAATTCAGCGTAGAGCCGTCAGTGACGCAATCGCTGATGAACATCGTACAGGAGTCCTCCGAGTTCCTGACCCGCATCAACATGACCCCGGTTGCCGAGTTGAAGGGTGAGAAGGTGGGTGTGGGTGTCAACGGTTCGATTGCCAGCACCACCGACACCGACGGCGGCAAAGAACGCCAGACCGCTGATTTCACCTCGCTGGAGTCCAACAAATACGAATGCCAGCAGGTGAACTTTGATTTCCATATGCGCTACAACCAGCTCGATTTATGGGCGCGCTATCAGGATTTCCAGTTGCGCATTCGCAACGCTATTGCCAAGCGTCAGGCGCTGGATTTCATCATGGCCGGGTTCAATGGCACCAGCCGTGCGGCAACCTCCGACCGTGCCAAAAATCCGATGCTGCAAGATGTGGCTGAGGGCTGGCTGGAAAAATACCGCAAAGAAGCCCCATCCCGCGTGATGAGCAAAATTACCGGTGAGGACGGCGCGGTAATTTCGACGGTCATTCGCATTGGTGAGGGTGGCGATTATGCCAACCTCGACGCGGTGGTGATGGATGCGACTAACAACCTGATTGCACCATGGCATCAGGAGTCGCCCGACCTTGTGGTGATTTGTGGCCGTAAATTGCTGGCCGACAAATACTTCCCGTTGGTTAACCAAGCGCAACCCAACACCGAGGCACTGGCCGCCGACGTGATTGTCAGTCAGAAGCGCATCGGTAACCTGCCTGCGGTGCGTGTGCCGTTCTTCCCGGCTAACGCCATCTTTATCACCACGCTCGCCAATCTGTCGATTTACATCATGGATGACAGTCACCGTCGTCACATTGAAGAGAACGCCAAGCGTGACCGCGTCGAGAATTACGAGTCGATGAAAATTGACTATGTGGTCGAAGACTATCCGGCCGGTTGCCTGATTGAAAACATCGAGCTGCTGCCCGCACCGACTGAGAAATCGGCCGCGCTGGTATCGAACGTGATCCAGCAGTCATCCGGCACGGATATCAATGCGTTGGCTGACGCTATCGTGCTGGCAGTTAGCAAGGGAGCGGCCGCGCAACCTGCGCCAGTCGCTGAAGAAACTCCAGAAACCAAAGGCGAAGAGTAACCATGACGAGTCCCGCACAGCGTCACATGATGCGGGTCTCGGCCGTGGAGGCCGCGCAGCGGGTGGATAACCCGCTGCGCCATGCCACCGCCTACGAGCAAATGCTCGTCAAGCTGGCCGCAGACCGCACCAAGCTGAAACTTATTCATTCCGTCGAGAGAAAGGCCGACCACAAGCGCGCCATGTTGCCGTTATACGCACCATGGGTGGCGGGGGTGCTGGCCGAGGGGCGGGGGGCGCAGGATGACATTCTGATGACGGTCATGCAGTGGAAGCTCGACGCCGATGACATTCCCGGCGCGCTGGACATTGCGCCTTATGCCCTGAAATACCGTCTTAAGGTGCCGAACAACAAACGGCCGGTCGCGTATCTGTTTGCCGAAGAGGTGGCACTGTCGGCAGAACGCAGCCGCAAGGCGGGAAGCCCGGCCAGCATCGATGACCTGCGCACCGCCATCGAAATGACCGCCGCCGAGGATATGCCTGACATGGTCAAGGCCAAGCTCTACAAGGTGGCCGGTCTTATGTTGAGTGACAGCGGTGACCCAGCGCAGGCGCTGGAGTACCTCGTCCGCGCAATGCAGCTCGACAGCAATGCCGGGGTGAAAAAAGAGATCCAAAAATGCGAGAGCGCCCTCAAGCCGAAGCCCGCGCCCGCCGCAAAAAGAACAACCACGCGCACGCGCAAGGCCGCCGCAACTCCGGCCAAGCGCGGGCGTCCACGTAAGCCGGTTAAAAAAACCGGCGGTTAACAGAACGCACCCCGTGCCGGGCGGCACGATGGCCGAGAGTGTCTTTTGACTTATCAACGCCATCGTTCACCGCCCACCTATTTTGAGGTTGTCATGACGACAGTGATTATGCGTAACCCGGTCGAACCGAAGGACGAGCCGACGGCCATTATCCCGCAGCCGGATGCGCCAGAGCCGGTGATTAAAAACACGTTCTTTTTCCCGGACGTTGACCCGAAGCGCATCCGCGAATTGATGCGGCTGGAGTACACGGTCACGCCTGAGCGCCTGCGCTTTGCCATTCGCAGCGGTATCGCGGAGACGAATGCGGAGCTTTATCTCTATCGCGAGCAGCAAATCGCCGCTGGGTTCAAGACGCTGGCCGTCGTTCCTGCCGATGAAATCGACGGCGAAAGCGAGAAGTGTTTCCACTACCTGAGCGCGGTCTGCGCCATGACCACGGCAACGCTGTACGAACGTTATCGGGGCGCGGATGCCAGCGCCAAGGGGGACAAAAAAGCCGACAGCGTCGAGGTGTCCATTGATGAGCACTGGCGGGATATGCGCTGGTCAATCGCCCGGTTACAGGGTAAGCCGCGTTGCATTGTCGGGCAAATCTGATGAACGTCATCGCGCTTCAAGGGGACACGCTCGACGCGCTGTGTTATCGCGCTTACGGCCGCACCGAGGGCGTGGTCGAGGCGGTGCTGCTGGCTAATCCGGGGTTGGCTGAGCTGGGTGTCATCTTGCCGCATGGCACGGTGGTCACGCTGCCAGTGATTGACACAGCCCCGGCATCCGAAACCGTTCAGCTATGGGATTAACCATGGAGAAAGTCACCTCGTTTATTGCCTACGTCGTTGCGGTGCTGCTGGCGTGGGCTGGGAAGTATTCCGCGCAGGATATTGCGTTGATTGTTGGCGCGGTGGTCGGCGTCGGCACTTTTTTAACTAACTGGTATTACCGCCGCAAAAGCTATTTGCTGCTGAAAAATGTCGGCATCCCCCGGGAGGTTTTCGATGAAATCAATCGTTAAACGTTGCAGCGTCGCCGTCGTGTTGGCACTGGCGGCCTTGTTGCCGGACTTTACCCGGCTGCATACGTCGATGGCAGGCCTTGAGCTAATCGCCAATCTGGAAGGGTGCCGCCTGAGTCCATATCAGTGCAGTGCGGGCGTCTGGACAAGTGGCATCGGTCACACTGCCGGGGTTAACCCAGGGCGACAAATTACCGAACGGGAGGCGGCGGTCAATCTGGTGGCTGACGTCATGCAGGTCGAGAAACGCCTCGCGCAGTGCATGCCGGTGACCATGCCGCAACCGGTCTATGACGCCGTGGTCAGCTTTGCGTTTAATGTCGGCACCGGCGCAGCGTGCTCGTCGGCGTTGGCGAATTTCATCAATAAAAAGCAGTGGCCAGCCGCATGCAATCAGCTTCCCCGCTGGGTGTTTGTCAACGGAGTCAGGTCTGCCGGACTGGAGAATCGCCGGGGTCGGGAAGTGGCGTTGTGTATGACGGGGGCGTTATGAGTCGCAGTAGCAAGCTTTTTCTGGCGCTGGTGTTGCTGGCGGTCATTGCATTGATGAAATGGCAGGTTATTACCCTTGGCGATCGGCTGGATGCCACCAAGCTGGAAAACGTCAAAATAGCGGCGGCGCTAACCGAAAGCCGCACAGCAATAGCTGCCTTACAGGAAAGTGCCCTGAGTAATGAACGAGCACAGGTTATGTTGCGCCAGCGCATCGCCGCCGCTGACCTGTTGGCGAACCGTCGAAACCACACCATTACGAGGCTTCTCAATGAAAATGAAGTTCTGCGTCGCTGGTATCAGTCTGCTTTGCCTGATGACGTTATCGGGCTGCACACCCGCCCCGACTTTGCCACCCCCGACGATTATTTACGCTGGTTGTCCGAGGGTCAGCAGTTGCCCGCTGCCCGGCAGCAGCCCGAAAACCAACGGTGATTTAAGCGCGGATATTTTCAATCTTGAACGTGCGCTGGTGAGCTGCGCGCTACAGGTTGAGGCCGTGAAAAAATGTCAGGAGGAAAACGATGTTAAAGCCGAAAAGTCTGCGTAAGGCGCTCTATGACGCGGTGCCGAAACTCAAGGCCAACCCGGATATGCTGCGCATTTTTATCGATAGCGGTGTCATCAATGCAACGCTGGCCGCGTCCCTGTCTTTTGAAAATCGCTATACGCTCAACGTCATGGTCACCGACTACCCGGATGATATTGATTTCCTGCTGGTACCCATTGAGGCATGGTTGCGGGAAAATCAGCCCGATGCCATGACCACGGCCGAGGGCAAGAAAAAGGGCTTTACCTACATCGCCGATATTAATAAAGACGACAGCTATGACATCAGCATCAGCCTGCAACTGACTGAGCGCACGATAGTGAAAGAGGTCAATCGCGAGCTGCATGTCTCGCACGCGCCGGAACCCCCCTTGCCGATGCCGGTGGAAAGCCCGACGCATCTTTATGCTAATGGCGAGTTGGTGAGTGCATGGGATGAATGAGTTAAAGCCCTTTGATGACAAGCTGGCTGCGCTGATTGCCGGGCTGTCCGCCTCCAGCCGACGCCAGATGGCCGCCGAGATTGCGAAGCGCCTGCGCACCAGTCAACAGGGTCGAATTAAGCGCCAGCAGGCACCGGACAGCACGCCCTATGCCGACCGTAAGCGTCAACCGATTCGCAGCAAGAAAGGGCGGGTTAAGCGTGAGATGTTCGCCAAGCTGCGCACTAATCGCTATATGAAAGCCAAAGGCACGGCTGATGAGGCGCTGGTCGAGTTTGCCGGGCGCGTGCAACGCATCGCCCGCGTGCATCAGGAGGGGCTGCGTGACCGCCCGAACCGCCATAGCCGGGATGTGCAATATGACGCGCGGCCGTTATTGGGTTTCAGTGAGGCTGACCGGCAGATTGTGGAAGATGTGATTATTCATCGTTTGATAATTGACTGAAACTGGCGATAATATTTGAAAATAAAACCGTCTGGGGTTGCTATGAAATTTGATTTTAAGAAATTGCGTGTGAAAATAAGGAACTTGCTTTTATATGGTCTCAATAGTGCTAAGCCATTCACAGCTATAAATTTGTTTTTTTATGGCATTATAATTGCTCTTGTTTTTTTCTCTCTCGTCTTTACCTTCCTTTTTGTTTCTGATGGCACTGGGGAGTATGCCAAATATTTTATCTTGCTGGCTGTTAGCGTGACACTGCTTACACTAGTTTATAATATCAGGCGGCATGTCTCCGAAGACTATTATAAAGATGCCAAAGAACATTTGGAGAAAGCTTTCGAAATATTACAACCAAAAGAGGGTGATGTTTGGCCGCCTAATGATAGATACATTTGGCTAACAGCAGCGAGATTTTTAAAGGTTTCGGAGAGGCTGGCGGCGAAAATAATGATGACCTCACATAAAGATATGTATCGTGAGGAAAGACAGTACTGGCGTGTGAAGTTTAGAGGGTTAGTTAAAGATTTTCCTGCTGAATATTATGCCGAGTCTGCTGAGAAAATGGGTGGGTGGAGTTCGCGTGATAGATCCCCGTTAAGTGAACCATCATTAGTTGTTATTTATAAATTTCTTGATTGGGAGAAAGGCTATGTTGACCCATTGGATAACCTAACATTTACCGATGATGAGATAGAACATATGAGAATTAGCACCTATAGACAGCTCGGAGGGTTTCTCCACGACGTGAGAGAGTATCGAAGAAAAGATAAATAAAAGTAGTGTTGTCTGACGGGCTATCCTACGCCCGTAAATTGCCGCTGGATCTCTTCAGCGGCATCCTTTCCCTATGAACACACTCGAAACGATTTCAGAACTCGCACGCGCAGTGCGCAACCTCATCCGTATTGGCGTCATCGTAGACGTTGACACCGTGCAGGCGCGTTGTCGCGTTCAACTTGGCGGCAATACGTCGGACTGGTTGCAATGGCTGACCTGTCGCGCCGGTGGTGCCCGCGCATGGTGGGCGCCGTCCATTGGCGAGCAGGTATTGCTATTGGCGTTGGGCGGCGAACTCGACACCGCTTTTGTGCTGCCGGGTATTTTTTCCGACGACTTTCCGGCCCCGTCGGCGTCTGCCGAAGCCTATCACGTTAGCTTTCCCGACGGTGCTGTCATCGAATACGAGCCGGAAACCGGTGCGTTGGCCGTTACCGGTATTAAAACTGCTGACGTGCAAGCGTCCGAGTCGATAACCGCCAATACCAAAGTGGTGATGATAAACGCCGCAGAAAGCATCACCCTCGACACGCCGGAGGTGGTCTGCACTAACAAGCTGACCACCGGCACGCTGGAGGTGAAAAAAGGCGGGAAAATGTCGGGGGATATCGAACATGCCGACGGCATCTTTAAATCCAACGGCGTGCAGGTAGATAAACACGGTCACGGTGGTGTGCAGCGCGGCAATGACTGGACGGAGGGAACTAAATGACCGTGCGCTATACCGGCATGAGCCGGGAAACGGGCCAGACCCTGACGGACAGTGAACATATCAGCCAGAGCGTGCGCGATATCCTCATCACGCCTGTCGGCTCGCGGTTGATGCGCCGGGAGTATGGCTCGTTGCTGTCGGCCCTGATTGACCAGCCGCAAAGCCCGGCAGTGAACGGGCAGGTGATGGCCGCCTGCTACATGGCAATCCTCAAATGGGAGCCACGCGTCCGGCTGACCTCTATCACCTTCGAGAAAAGCTTCAACGGTCAGATGTTCGTTGATATTACCGGCGTGCGCCAAGACACCACCGGCGGCACATTTTCGTTAACCGTTCCACTGAGCTGACACCATGGCAACTATCGATTTAAGCCAGCTACCCGCGCCGAATGTCGTTGAACCGCTGGACTACGAAACCCTGCTTGCCGAGCGCAAGGCAACGCTGATTTCTTTGTATCCGGCAGACCAGCAGGAGGCCATTGCCCGCACGTTGTCGCTGGAGTCTGAGCCTATCGTCAAGCTCCTGCAGGAGAACGCCTATCGTGAGGTTATCTTGCGCCAGCGCGTCAATGAGGCCGCACAGGCGGTCATGGTGGCCTATGCAGGCGGAGCAGACCTCGACCAGCTCGGTGCGAACAACAACACCCCGCGACTGACCATTGCCCCGGCGGATGATTCTGCTATCCCGCCCATTGCTGCCGTCATGGAGTCAGACGAGGATTTCCGCCCTCGCATCCCGTCGGCCTTTGAGGGAATGTCAGTCGCGGGGCCGGTGGGAGCGTATGAGTTTCACGCCCTGAGCGCTGACGGGCGGGTCGCCGATGCCTCGGTATTCAGTCCGGCCCCGGCTATGGTCTCGGTCAGCGTGCTGGCGCGCGATGGGGACGGCACCGCCCCTGATGAGTTGCTCGCGGTGGTTGCCAAGGCGCTGAATGACGAGGGCGTGCGCCCGGTGGCTGACCGGGTGACTGTGGCATCGGCAAAGATTATTGATTACCAGATTAACGCCACGCTGTTTGTCTTGCCCGACCCGGCCGTCGAACCCATCAAAGCCGCCGCTGAGCAGCGCCTAAAAGCCTACATCAACGCGCAGCGCCGTCTCGGCCGCGACATTCGCCGCTCGGCCATTTATGCAGCGCTGCATGTGAGCGGGGTGCAGCGTGTCGAGCTGGCGGCCCCACAATCTGATGTGGTGCTGGACAAGACGCAGGCGGCCAACTGTACCGACTATCAAATCATTATCGGCGGCTCTGATGAGTAGCCTGCTGCCGCCGGGGTCATCTGCGCTGGAGCGCCGCGCGGCCGAGGCTTGTGCGGTGGGTATGGATTTACATGTGCCGCTGCGCGACTTGTGGAACCCGATACGATGCCCGGTCAAATTCCTGCCCTATCTGGCGTGGGCGTTCAGTGTTGACCGCTGGGATGAGGACTGGCCGGAGGTGGAAAAGCGCAAGGCCGTCAGCGACGCATTTTACATCCACAGGCGCAAAGGCACAGTTGCTGCAATTCGCCGTGTGATTGAAAACATGGGTTTCAGCATGAGCATTGCCGAGTGGTGGGAAGTGGCTGACCCCGCCGGAACGTTCCGCCTGACCATTGATGTGAATGACATCGGCATCACTGAGGACATCGTTAATGAACTTGAGCGATTAATCGGTGAGGCAAAATCTGCAAGCCGACATATTGCGCAATTGTCTATTTCGACGCGTAGCGCTGGCGCTATCTACGCGGCCGCCAACACGACGGATGGCGATATTGTCACTGTTTATCCAGTGGGGTATACGCCGAAAGATTCAGTTATTTACAACGGTAAGCCGCGATTTGATGGTAATTATCATTACACCGGGAAATAGAATATGACGACGATTAATGAATCAGCGCGTTGGGAGAAGGATGTTTATCAAATTAAGCGGGGCGACGCTGTTGCCGGTGGTCGTGATGGTGTCGCCAATATTCAAGCCCGACAATTAGCTGCCCGCACTGCTTATTTAAAACAAGAATTTGAAATTCTGGGAACGATGGCAATGGCGGGCATGGGAGTGTATGACTCTCCGGAGGTCGCACAGGCGGCCATCACCGCCGGTACGGAAACGCGCCGATTCTTTCCAGTTCGACAAGATGGAAAATCTTGGGCGGAACGATTTGAAAACATCGACGGTATTGCCACGCCGACTGGGGAAACACTGGCTAATGGTGAATATATTGATGAGCAACTCATCAACAATATTTTTCGTGCGATTAATTTACTGCCGGACAATGGCATTCACCCCGGAGAGTCGACGCACCCACTGGAAGTGATGTCAGGTTCAGGCCAATTGGCGTTAGGTGTTAATCAGCGGGGGCAGGCATTAATACCTGCTGGGGTTGCGGATTTATTGGGCGCTAAAATTCAACCACTACCACCTGAAAGTGAATATCTGCTCGTGATTGACGACGACAGTGGTCGCGTAGTGTTTGGTATCGGCAAAACTGCATTTGTAGAAATATTGGGCGTGCGCATTGAAATTGCCAATATTGAAAATTTATTAGAGGTCATAGACAAAACCGGGTTGATTGCCGGTGGCTTCAATAAAAACGGCGTTTCGCTAACGTCAGCGCCTACTCAACCGACAGTGAAAACGGAATACTACGATTTCGCCGAGCGCTTGCATGCTTTTTTGTTTGGGCAATCCTTGTGCAATGGCGCATTGGGTTCGCCGACGCTGAATACACCGGCTCCAAAAGCCCTGATGTATAACACGGGTGTTCTCAGTCGAGGTAAGACCCCGTCGTCACTCGTACCGCTAAAGGAAAGCGGCGTTGAAACGATGGCATCTTCTTTGGCTAACAGCTTTGTTAGTCACGTTGAAGATGCTAACGGAATGGGGGGCCGTCAGGTGATTTTGAACTCTGGCGGGGTCAACGGTGAGAAAATTCAGAACCTTGAAAAGGGCACGCCTGCATTTAACGACCTGATTAATCAAATTCGGTGGTGTCACACGTATAACCAACAGGAGGGCCGTGAGCACGCGCCTGATTATATTATCTGGGTACATGGAGAATCAGCGGCGGCGGATGGAATGTCAGGTGTTGAGTATAAAACGCGAGTAAAGCGGCTGAGAAAGGATGTTGAGGAGGCCCTGGCTGATATTCGCGACCCGTCTCGCCCCCTGACAATGATGATTTATCAGATGGCGAGCCATGGTTATTACGTGGGCTCCCCAGAGCATCCGTCGGTTGAAATCCCTTTGGCCCATTGGGAGCTGTCGCACGAAGACGAAAATATTCAATGTTTCGGCCCAAACTACATGTTTGCCCGTTCTGATAACGTGCATAAATCCAATCACGGTTATCGGCAGATGGGTCTGCAAGTTGATAAGGCGATCCGCCACCACATGCTCACGGGTGAAAAATTCCGCCCGCTTGAGCCTATCAATTTTCGTCGGATTTCCGACACGGTGGCGCTGGGGCGTTTCAATGTGCCGAAGCCACCCATGGTGTTTGATGACTCCGTCGTTAAACAGCTTCCTGACGGTAATAACGGGATTGAGGCGTGGGACGATAAAGGTCGCGTGCCAATTGCCAGCACTGAGGTTATTGCCGGGACACAACTCAAGGTGACGGCAGGCCGTCCCTTTGTGGGAGAGGTGTTCATTGCGGCTGCTTACACGCCGGATAACCGAGGGGAAATCACGGATAACCGTTATAAAACGTGGTTCGCTGGCCCGACTACCGGTGTACGGACGTTACTGCGAGATTCGGATCCGACAACAACTGAATTAACGGGTCTGGATGGAAAGCCATACCCACGACAAAACTACTGCGTTCATTTTTACATGAGGGTTGAATAATGCACGGTCTCCGCCTGACTATCACTGATAGATTTAATAATCCATTTCTACAGTCTTCGACCGTGGGGTCACCTTTATTGCTCGACAGTACCAAAGCGCTGTACGAGATGAACAGTATCTATGACCGCAGCCCGAGCGGCCATCACCTCATTCTCAACGATATTGTGATTGATGCGTTGGGGCTGGTTTGTGATGGCGTCGAGGGACATGGTGCGTATACCGGTCTGTCAGAGCCTGATGACTTTACCGTGCTGACGGCGATTAATATCCCGACGGCCCCCGCACAAACGTCTCAGATTTTTATTTCAATGGCTGAGTCTGCGTCCCCGCTGTCCGGCTGTCGCTTGGCAATTACCAACACCGGGACGCTGACTGCATCAATGGGGTCATCTCCAAGCGTTACCATTCGGGACTGTGGTCACGCCGTGGGCGGGTGGACGATATTCGCGACGAGTTTCAGTGATGAGGGTATTTCTTGTCTTCGTATGAACGGTGATGCGTACAAAGCACCTGTTGCCGGAACCCGTAATTATGCCAAGCGCCCGATGATTTTAGGTGGTGGTTACCGAGCGCCGCACAATATCGGCATCAGCGGACACATTGGTTTATTTGGCGTCTATGAAGGGGCGTTCAGCGAGTCGGAAATGATGACCCTGATTCAGAAGGGTAAAGCTGTCATGAAAGACAAAGGCATTATCATCGGATAATTACGGGGGGTAGCGTGGAAAGCAAGGCGTTCAATACGATTCTAACAACGGCAGGCTGTGAAAGGCTTGCCGCCGCTGGCATTCTTGGCGTGCCGCTTGATATCGTCACTATGGGAGTCGGGTCTGGGAATCGCGAGGGAGTAACGCCAATGCCGGAACAATCCAGCCTCATTGGTGAGCAATACCGCGCGCCCTTGAATCGGTTGGAAATTGCTGACCGTGATGCGCGCATTATTGAGGCGGAAATGATTATGCCGCCGCAAATTGGCGGTTATTGGTTGAATGAAATCGCGGTCTACGCGTCTGATGATACGTGTATTGCTATTGGCAATTTACCGCCCACCTACAAGCCGTTATTGACTGAGGGGGCGGGGCGATTTCAAATTATCAGAATGCAGTTAGTGGTCAGCAATACGGCCGATGTGGAGCTGATAGTAAACCCATCCGTTATTTTGGTAACGGTTGAGGATGTTAATGCGTTGGAGGAAGGGCTAAAGGATTACACGGACGAGCAATTATCAGACCATGAAAAGTCGCGTAATCATCCAGACGCGACGCTCACCGAAAAAGGTTTTGCGCAGCTCAGCAGCGAAACGGACAGCGATAGTGAGGCGCTGGCTGCCACCCCAGCAGCGATTAAAAAGGCCATTGCTGCCGCTGTGCGCGAGAGTTGGGAGCTGTCTAATCCCGTTGGCATCAGCCATTTCTTTTTTGCCAACGTCGACCCTAACGCCCGCTGGCCGTGGTCAAAGTGGGAATATACCGGGGAGGGTAGAACAGTCCGCATTGCCAAGCGGGACGGCTCCAATGTGGGGCAAACCGGCGGCAGTGATACCGTGACAATCAGCCGGGAAAATTTGCCCGCCGAAAAGATTAGCGTGAATGGTACGGCCCACGATACCGACCTTGGTACCAAGAGAACCAAGATGTCAGGGAAGCACGTTCACCATGGCACGCCACAACGTAATAGCAATTATGAGCTGGGCGGGAATAACCGCGTATTCTTTGACCCGTATGCCGAAGGTGATACGGATGAAGCTGGCGAACATGACCACGAACTCGAACTCGGGCCGCATGGCCATAATGTTGCGGGGGAAACGGATGCGCTGGGTAGCGGTCAGGCTGTCAGCATTGTCGAAAGCCACGTACTGCAAATGTGCTGGCACCGCATAGCATAAAAAAATGGCCCGCATGTGCGGGCCGTTGTCTACCTACGGCATTTCCCTGATGTTGCCGGATAGATAACGCCACCCTAACCGTTCCGGCTAAATTCCGTCCAATCGATTGCACAGATCAATACATTGATATTGATCGGCCAAATCGATCGCAATGTGTTTCCCCTTCCTCCTGTCTTTTTACTCCGTTGTCTGGTCGGTCATCCACCGGCCATTGCGTGCGCCTGCGCAAGCCCGGCGGCAAGCTAGGCACACCACCAACAACCGGAGTCACAATATGGGTGATTATCACCACGGCGTGCGCGTCCTTGAAATCAATGACGGTACGCGCGTCATTTCCACCGTATCGACGGCCATCGTCGGCATGGTCTGCACCGGCAAAGATGCCGACCCGAAGGTTTTCCCGCTCAACACCCCGGTATTGATTACCGATGTGATTGCCGCCGCCGGTAAGGCGGGGAAATCCGGCACGCTGGCGAATGCCTTGGCCGCCATCGGCGACCAGTGCAAGCCGGTAACGGTGGTTGTGCGCGTTGAAGAGGGCAAAGACGCGGCGGAAACCACGTCGAACATCATCGGTGGCGCGGATGAAAACGGCCGCTATACCGGCATGAAAGCCCTGCTTACTGCGCAGGCCGTCACCGGTGTAAAACCGCGCATTCTGGGCGTGCCGGGACTGGATACGCTGGAGGTGGCGACGGCGCTGGCGGGTATTTGCCAGCAGTTACGCGCGTACGGTTATATCAGTGCGTATGGCTGCAAAACCATTTCCGAGGCCATCGCCTACCGCGACAATTTCAGCCAGCGCGAGCTGATGCTCATCTGGCCGGATTTCCTCGCATGGGATACCACCGGCAATGTGAGCGCCACGGCATTCGCCACCGCTCGCGCGCTGGGCCTGCGCGCAAAAATCGACACGGAAACCGGCTGGCATAAGACCCTGTCTAACGTTGGTGTCAACGGCGTGACCGGCATTTCCGCCAGCGTGTTCTGGGATTTACAGGCACCCGGCACCGATGCCGACTTGCTCAATGAGGCCGGGGTCACGACGCTGGTGCGCAAAGATGGTTTCCGCTTCTGGGGTAACCGCACCTGTTCTGATGACCCGCTGTTCCTGTTTGAGAACTACACCCGCACCGCGCAAGTATTGGCTGACACCATGGCCGAAGCGCACATGTGGGCGGTGGATAAGCCGGTCACTGCATCGCTCATCCGCGACATTGTCGACGGCATTAAAGCCAAATTCCGTGAGCTGAAATCCAATGGCTACATCATCGACGCGGATTGTTGGTACGACGAGTCGGCCAATGACAAAGAGACCCTGAAAGCCGGGAAGCTGTATATCGATTACGACTATACCCCGGTTCCCCCACTGGAAGACCTGACCCTGCGCCAGCGCATCACCGATAAGTATCTGGTGAATCTGGCTGCAGGCGTCAACAGCTAAGAGGACGCGTTAAACCATGGCACTCCCGCGCAAACTGAAGTATCTCAACCTGTTTAACGACGGCCTGAGCTATATGGGCGTGGTCAGCTCTGTGACCCTGCCGAAATTGACCCGCAAGCTGGAGAACTACCGCGGCGGCGGCATGAACGGTGCGGCCCCGGCGGATATGGGGTTGGACGATGACGCATTGAGCATGGAATGGACTGTCGGCGGCTTCCCGGATGACCAGCTCTGGGAGCAGTACGCCGCTGCCAGTGCGGCATCGGTACCGCTGCGATTCTGTGGCTCCTACCAGCGCGATGATACGGGCGACATGATGGCCGTGGAAATCGTGATGCGTGGCCGTCACAAAGAGTTTGATTTTGGCGACCAGAAACAGGGCGAGGATACCGAGACAAAAATCTCGACCCAATGCACCTATTTCAAACTGACTGTCGACGGCAAAGAGCGCATCGAAGTTGACACCGTCAACATGATTGAGCGCGTGAACGGCGTCGACATGCTGGAACAGCACCGCCGCAATATCGGGCTGTAATTACCGGGCGTTCAGCGACGCTGGCCGCCATTCCTCCTGACTCATTTAATTTGAGAGCACTCCATGAAAAACGAAAACACCATCACTGCTACCGAAAACCCGAATGTCGTGAAACTGGATACCCCGGTAAAACGCGGCGATACCACCATCACCACCGTCACGCTGATTAAACCCAACACCGGTACATTGCGCGGTGTCGGGCTGGCCTCGCTGGCAAGCTCCGAAGTCGATGCACTGATTAAGGTGTTGCCGCGTATGACCTATCCGGCACTGACCGAAAGCGAAGTCACGGCGTTGGATCTACCTGACCTTGTGGCACTGGCCGGGAAGGTAATCGGTTTTTTGGCACCGAGTTCGGCACTCTAGATTTCCCGGCAGGCTTGTCGGTTGATGACCTGATGGCGGATATTGCGACGATTTTCCACTGGCCGCCGTCAGAGCTTTACCCGATGACCCCGCAAGAACTCCTCAACTGGCGCGACAAAGCGCTCCAACGAAGCGGACAAACGAATGAGTAACAACGTCAAGTTGCAGGTGCTACTCAAAGCCGTTGACCAAGCGACCCGCCCGTTTAAAAGCATCCAGACAGCGAGTAAATCGCTGTCTGCCGATATCCGCGATACCCGGCAGAACCTGAAAGAGCTGAATGCGCAAGCCGGGCGCGTCGAGGGATTCCGCAAATCGAGCGCGCAGCTTGCGGTCACCGGCCAGTCACTGGCAAAGGCCAAGCAGGAAGCCGCCGCATTGGCGGTGCAGTTTAAAAACACCGAGAAGCCGACCCGAGCACAGGCGCAATTGATGGATGCGGCCAAGCGCTCGGCCGCCGAGTTGCAGCTCAAATACAACGGGTTGCGGCAGTCGGTACAGCGTCAGCGCCAAGAGCTGGCACAGGCTGGGATTAATACCCGCACCCTGGCCGCCGACGAGCGCCGCCTTAAATCGTCCCTGAGTGAAACTACTAACCAGCTTAACCGCCAGCGTGAGGCGCTATCTCGCGTCAGCCAACAGCAGGCCAAACTCAGCGCCGTGAACAAGCGCTATCAGGCCGGTAAACAACTAGCGGGCAGTGTGGCAGGTGCCGGTGCTGCTGGCGTTGGGGCGGCGACAGTCGGTGGTTTTGCTGCAAGTAAACTCCTTACGCCGGGGTATGATTTTGCGCAAAAAAACTCTGAGTTGCAGGCCGTGCTCGGTGTGGCAAAAGACTCCGCCGACATGGTGGCGCTTCGCACGCAGGCGCGACAGCTTGGTGATAACACGGCCGCATCCGCCGATGACGCGGCCGGGGCGCAAATCATCATTGCCAAAGCGGGCGGTGACAAAGACGCCATTACCGCCGCAACGCCGGTCACGCTCAATATGGCGCTGGCCAACCGTAAAACCATGGAGGAAAACGCCACCCTGCTGATGGGGGTAAAGTCGGCTTTCGGGCTGACAAACGACAAGGTCGCGCACATTGGTGACGTGATTTCCCAGACCATGAACAAGAGCGCCGCTAACTTTGAGGGCCTGAGCGACACCCTGACCTATGCCGCGCCAGTGGCGAAAAATGCCGGTATCAGCGTCGAGGAGACGGCCGCCATTGCCGGTGCGTTGGCCGATGCCAAAATCACTGGATCTATGGCCGGTACGGGGAGCCGCGCGGTGATTACCCGGTTACAGGCACCCATGGGTAAAGCCAAGGATGCACTGGGGGAGTTGGGCGTCAGGACTGCGGACCGCAAAGGCAATATGCGACCGCTGTTCAGCATCCTGAAAGAAATGCAAAACAGCTTCGATAAAAACAAGCTCGGCACTGCTCAGCGCGCGGAGTACATGAAGGTCATCTTCGGTGAGGAGGCATCGTCGGCCGCTGCCGTACTGATGGGGGACGCCGCATCCGGCAAGCTTGACCGCCTGACCAAATTACTCAGGGAGTCTGACGGCAAGACTGCCGAGCTGGTCAAAATCATGCAGGACAATCTCGGCGGGGATTTGAAAGAGCTTCAATCCGCCTATGAGGCCATCGGCATTGACCTGTATGACCAACTGGAAACGCCATTCCGTGCACTGACAAATCGGGCGACAAAGTTCCTGCTGAAAATTGACCTTTGGATCAAAGACAACAAAGAGCTGGCCGGGACAATGGGAAAAATTGCCCTTGGTGGCCTCGCTATTGTCGGCATTTTGGGGGCGATTGGCTTGGCATCGTGGCCGGTCATCATGGGGATTAACGGTATCGTTGCGATTGCTGGCGTGATGGGGACGGCCTTTAGCGTGGCTGGCACCGCAATCATGACAGCACTTGGCGCACTGACGTGGCCGATAGTCGCGATTGGCTTGGCTATTGTGGCCGGGGTGCTGTTGATTCGCAAATATTGGCAACCTATTAGCGCCTTTTTCAGCGGTGTGATTCAGGGGGTTATGGAGGCGTTTGCGCCGGTGGGTGAACTGTTCAAACCCTTGAAACCAGTTTTTGACTGGCTCGGCGATAAGCTAAAGGCGGTCTGGCAGTGGTTCAAGGATTTAATCAAGCCGGTGGAGTCCACCAAAGAGACCCTCGATAGCTGCAAAAACGCGGGGCTGGCTTTTGGCCGGGGGCTGGCTAATGTGCTTGGCCTACCACTAAAAGCATTCAATAAACTGCGACAGGGCATTGATTGGGTGCTGGAAAAGCTCGGGGTTATCAACTCCGAATCCAGTGACCTCGACAAGAAAGCGCAGAAGGCTAATGACTACGCCAACGGTGCGAACGGGCGCGGATATTCCCCCTCTGGTGGTCTGTTGACCGGCGGCTATGTGCCGGTTACGGCCGGGGGTGGGAAAGCCTTTGTCGATAACAGCGTCAACAACTTCCACGTCGGCAGCCAGCACCCCGGCGGCACCAGCGCAGCCGAAACCAAACGGATGTTGCTGGAAGTGGTGGAAGAACGGGAGCGCAAACGCCGTGCGGCACAGCGCTCAAACATGGCGACGGATTGAAGGAGGGTGTGCTGATGATGTTAATTCTCGGGCTGTTTGTGTTCCAGTTGCAGACCGTGCCCTATCAAACGCTAGCGCGCTCGGTAGACTATCGCTGGCCGTCAAACAGCCGTGTCGGCCAGCGGCCGGCTCTGCAATTTCTCGGCGTCAATGAGGAGAAAATCACGCTATCCGGCGTCCTGCTGCCGGAAATTACCGGCGGTAAAATCTCGCTGCAACTGCTTGATGCCATGGCCGCCGAGGGCAAGGCGTGGCCGCTGCTGGAAGGCACAGGCACCATTTACGGTATGTTTGTCGTGAACAGCGTCAGTGAAACCCGCACGGAGTTTTTCTCCACCGGCAGCGCCCGACGCATTGAGTTTTCGCTCACGCTTACCCGCGTGGATGAGTCATTTACCGCGATGTATGGCGATTTGCAGGCGCAGGCCGAGGGGATGCTCGGCCAGTTGAGCGAACTGACAGCCAGAGTGGGGAACGTGGCTGGAGGGTTATTCCAATGATTACCGGGATGACATTGGATGCCGGGGCAACCATCGCCCCGGCGTTCATGCTCAAAATGGGTGATAAAGATATCACTCACAATATTAGTGACCGCCTGCTATCCCTGACGCTGTCGGACAATCGCGGATTTGACGCCGACCAGTTGGATATCGAGCTGGATGACGCCGACGGTCAGGTCATGATGCCTAACCGGGGTGCAGTGCTGACGCTCCACCTCGGCTGGCAGGGTGCGCCACTGTTCAATAAGGGCAGTTTTACCGTTGACGAAATAGAGCACCGGGGCGCGCCGGACACGCTGACGATTCGCGCTCGCTCCGCTGATTTTCGCGGCTCGCTCAACTCCCGCCGGGAAGAGTCGTATCACGACACCACGCTAAGCGCGGTGATTAGCAAGATTGCCGAGAGGAACAAGCTGACAGCCAGCGTCGCGAAAGGATTGGCCGAGATTAAAGTCCCGCATATCGACCAGTCGCAGGAGTCTGACGCCAAGTTCCTGACGCGCCTCGCCACCCGTAACGGCGCGGAGGTCTCGATAAAAGCCGGGCGGCTGTTATTTATCAGGGCCGGGAATGGTGTGACCGCCAGCGGCAAGCCTATCCCGCGAATGACGATTGAGCGTCGCGACGGTGACGGGCATCAGTTTGCCATTGCAGACCGCGCGGCCTATACCGGCGTCACGGCCAAATGGCTGCACACCAAAGACCCTAAGCCACAAAAACAGCAGGTGAAACTCAAACGCAAACCGAAACCGCAGCACTTGCGTGCGCTGCAACACCCAAAGGCAAAGCCGGTGGCCGCCAAGAAAGCAGCGAGCAAGCCGAAAGAGGAACGGGAAGGGGAATACATGACCGGCGAAGCCGATAATGTGTTTGCTATCACCACGGTCTATGCCAGCAAGACGCAGGCGATGCGCGCCGCACTGGCAAAATGGGATAAGTTGCAACGCGGTGTTGCTGAGTTTTCTATCAATCTTGCCATGGGGCGAGCGGATTTATTCCCAGAAACGCCGGTCGCGGTGAGAGGGTTTAAGCGCGTCATAGACGAGCAGGCGTGGACAATCACTAAGGTGACCCATTCGCTCAGTAATAGCGGCTACACGACGGCGTTAGAGCTTGAGGTTAAGCTTTCAGATGTGGAGTACGAGGAGGAAAGTAAATAAGACTTAATTATTTATAATTTATTGATATTAAAGAAAAAAAGATTAAAATCACTTTATCAATGTTGAATGGTGGAGGTGATAAATTATGTTTCATTGCAATATCTGCGGAACCGCTGCACATGCTCGTTCAAGTCGTTATCTCAGCGAGAACACAAAGGAGCGTTATCACCAGTGTCAGAACATCAATTGCAGTCATACATTTGTCACCATGGAAACCATTGAACGCACCATTATGAAACCCGGCCATGTGGTGCCGGTGTTACCTCACCCGACCCATTACGGCCAGCAAAGCATGTTGATGTAA